TCAAGTAGTCGGCCAGTTCTTGGTAAGAACTTTCAATATAAGGTTCAAGTTCCACTTTACACAATTTGTCGAGGAACGAAACAATTTTCTCACTAGTCGTCTCTCTTCCTTTGAATACAGTTTGTACCAAAGGAGACATATTAAGATAAATGGAATCAGTATCCATAGCAATGACATAATCAACATCCTGAGTTTTTAAAACTTTGTTGAGATATTTATTGAGTTTGATTTCGACCCACTGAATAGAAAGTTGACCAGAAAGAGTAATCGCTTCTGCATTTTCGATTCGGAAATAACGAAAGTATTCATTACCGATTGCACCATAGGCAGAGTTAAGTTGAATCTTACGTGCCATCTGGAAGTTTTGATATTTAGCAATCTCTTTTTTCAGAAGAGGATTCTTTGTCTTCTCATATTCATCTTCCAGTTCTAGTTGTTTTGTTTTATACAAAACACGGTCATTATAAAGTTTCTCCATCAACTTAGGAAGAAAACCTTGTTTATGAGTGTCGTACATTGCACCATTAGCACAAACTGTACAACAATCTAAGTTGTCAAGATTGACACTTTGATTGAGAAGTTTATCTACATTTACAGATGGATGTTTTTCTGACAGGAGAGTTTCGGGACTTATGTTGTACTGCATGATCAAATGCGGGTACAGTGAATTAAGGTCAAAGTTAACAACCCAATCGTACTTACCAGGAATAGGTTCTTTCACATATGCACCAGCATATTGAGAATCTTTTCTATGTTCTTTCTTTGGAGGTACAATAATATTATCTTTCTTCAAGAAGTTAAAGATAATAGTATCCCAAGTTTTAACCTGAGAATAAACATCCTCAAAATTTACTTTTGCGTCATAAGCAAGAGTCATCACCAACTCTAGAAGTTTCATTTTTTCTTCTAGACGATCTACAATCTCCACGTCATGAATGTTGTAGTCAATAAACTTTTGCCAATCACAAGTATAGAATTCTTTGAAGGTATCAAACTCACTGTGATCCATCTTTGGAACATTGAGTTCAACAGAACCAATATGATCCAAACTATAACTTTCTTGGTTTGTATAAGTATACTTACGATACAAATCAATATAATCCAGAACACTTACACCAAGAATGTTATAGTAAATATTCTTTTTACCATGAATCATAATCTCGTTGTAATCAACTTTATTCCAGGGGGAAAGTGAACCAGCCCACTTATCACCAAGAATCCTATCTACACGACGATAGATATATGGAATATCAAAAAGTTTTACGTTCCAACCAGTGACAATATCAGGCGTGTTCTTCGCCCACCAATCCATAAATGCACGAAGAAGTTTATCTTCAGTCATGCAATCAATATAGGTTACATCTTTACGGGTATTTGTATACTCACGTTGTCCCCAAGTAATAATTTTTTTAGTTACTACATCCTTAACTGTGATACAAAGAATTTCTTCTATGGTTTCTTCAACATTAGGAAACCCATTCTCTGAAGTTGTCTCGATGTCAATTACAATAGTTTTGATGTAACTTTTATCATAACGAATTTCTTCTTCTGGAAAACGATCTGAAATATATTGGTATAGAAATCTATCATAACCATATACATCAAAGTTATCTACTTCAGAATACTTAGAAATGAAACCTCTAGCTTCACGAACGCTCTCAAATTTTACTGGACTAACATAAATGTCATCCAGTGTTTTATACTTAGTTTGTTTTTTACTTGGAACAAAAAGGGTAGGAGATAACTTGTCCCTTTGTACTACACGATCCCCTTTCGAGTATCCGCAGTACAGAACGTTATCCCCTACCAGTTGTACGTTTGTATAAAAATCCATCAATTCACCAGTTTTTTGTATAGTTCAAGAATTTCATTTTGTGGATCATAAGCAGTAAGTATCTCATTAGAATAAATTAAACATTCATTCACAGAAGAGTACCTAGGAAACTTTTCCAACACTGCATACTCAAAGTCTGCATACTTAACCAGTTTAACCTCTCCGTCATCTTTTGTCCAGTCTTCTTCGTATTCACGTTTACTGAGCAAAACTCCTTGTGTAGGAGGATCATGAGGTTTCCTATTTTCGTTATCGTAATAACCTTCGTTTGTTATTTCAAAACAATTTTTTAAATAACAAGAAGGTTCTTCATCAAGTTGTTCAATTTCAGCAATAATATACTTATTGTTCTTCAGAAGAAGAACCTGAATCTCCGTCTCCATTTGCAAATCTCCTATTTTTCAAATAACTTTCCAGAATGTCTTTGACAGGAGTAACAATTGATACTACCCAATCATGATTGACTAACATTTTATCGTCTGCTGACAAAGGCATCCAAGGAACAAATCTGACCGATGTTCCTGTTTTTGTATCACCTTCTGCAGAAATTTGAATTTGTTCTGGTTCGGTGACAACATGAACAACGTATGGTCTATCAAATTGATAGTACCACATACCCGTCGAGTTGTCAACCACAGTTTTTACTTCAGTTATCACATCTTCACCAGACTTTAATAATACCAATTTTATAGACATAAATTACCTCAATGATAATGATTGATCTTGTATCTGTGTAATATACTTACTAAGTTTATCAATATATCCTAAATTACGCAACTCTTTGAAAACTAAATTTTCTAGTGCAAACTCTCCACCTCTTCGTATAGATGAAGATCTCATTTCTCTTAATTTGGTTTTAATTTTATTCAATGAATCTACATCATCAGATTTTGTATCTATCAAATAATCGATTCTTTCAGCAAATGATTTAACCTTTTGTTTTATTAAAGGATCTTTTAAATTAACACTCTCTTTAACTGGTTTTGTAATCCACTTGTTATTTTTTATTGAATAACAACCCTGATTTTTTGGTGTTGAATCAGAAACATCTTGAGCATATAACTCAACATCATGACCGTAAATTGTTATGTCGTGAGTTAAAGACCACAATTGTTTTTTATCTTTCAAATAATCGTCTAATAAATCTGGACAATTTGCAATTTCCTTTTTATCTACTAGCAAATGCAAATCTAAATCTGAATATTGAGTATAATTATAATTTGCATTACCACCAACTAAAATTATATCTTTAATAGATGAACTAGGAATATTGGAAAATTCAGCCCATTTTTTTGCTATACCAATTAAAGCAAGTCTTACATTGCTTTTTAACGTATCGTCTTTCCAAAATTTAGTATTTAATTTATCATTATATTTCAATGTAGTTTTGAAATCTTTAAAAGCTATCATTGCATTTTCCAATATGCCTTATTATGTATTTATAAAATACTAAAAAACCCTCGGGTGAGGGTTCCTTATTTATTTAATTGTATTTTCTCCAGGGAAGTTTGAATCTCGGTCTTCTGTTAAAAACTCTGGATCGGTAACACCCGAACCAATATTATAGACCGTTTTTTTCTGGTGTTCTGGAATAATTTTTTCTAGTGAAATTGACAATAATCCATTATCAAAATTTACAGATGTAACTCTCAAGTCTTCACCAAGTTGCCATGTATTTGTGAATGAACGTTTTGAAAGTCCTTTGTGTCTATACTTTCTTTCAGGATCTCGTTTCTCAATCTTTGAGGCAACTCTGAGAATATTCTGTTCTGTAGAGACTTCGATCTCATCTGGTCTAAATCCTGCCAGAGCGATTTCAATCTCATAATTGGCACTATCATGCTCGATTACATTGAACGGGGGGTAATTAATATTATGACCACTCATGGCGTCTAAACGATGAAACATAGCATCTAGGCCAACTGCATGTGGTGCATATTCTTTCCAAAAAGTATCTAGGGTAGAAGTATTGAATTGCATTTTATTAATCTCCTTAAATAAGCGAGTGTTTTTTGTTTGTGGACCCGTTTGAGGCATCCGCAGGTATTTATAACATAATAAAAAATTATGGACAATCGGAGACCCGTACATTATAATAGGGTTATCCATAAATATGGCCAGGAGATAGAAACCTCCTTAAAAGTTCTGTTTTAACCTTTAGGAGAAAACAGATGGCAAAGTATCAAGTAGATCGTGATCCTGAGTATATGAAAAAAATGTGGGGGACAAATAAGTTAATTACCGACTATATCCCACAAAATAAAAAAAATGAGCCTCCAATGGATAGATACTCAAGACCATGTGGCGGTAAAGGTGGTTTTGATGATTATGTTGAAAGGTGGCACGAATGAAATTGGTAACTCATACAGTAGAGTTTCTACTACAAAATAATATTACTTTAGGAATTATGTGTTATGCATTAGTAATTTTTCCTATTATTGGAATAATGTATATTCACCAACAAAAATAATTTTATAAATACAAGCACGTTCATTCGCTATTTGCAAATAGCGAACGGAAGTAGGCCGACTCGGAACGGATCGTTCATCTATGGAAGCACTCATTCTAACTTGTTTGCAAGCACAATTGATTGCAGGTAGAATCTATAAAACAGATATGCCAGCACAAGCAAAGAATGATTTGGTATGGGAGTTAAAACAAATTTCTCCAAAGGAGTGTAAGATAGACGCAAAAGCCGACTGAAGGAACGCTCTTTAACCTCAAAAACTAAGGAGAACCCTAATGTCTAAAGTCGTATACCGTGGCGTTGAATATGATACTCAAAAGCGTAT